AGAGTGGTCGAAGTAATCCAAAACTGGATAAACTTCTTATCCTCGCCAAGTATTTTGATGTTCCGGTGGAGTATTTCGCAGAGACTGAGGACGGGAGGTGAGAGTATGAGTTCCATTCCAAAAATGAGAGGGATTAACGAGTGTTATGAGTGGTTGAAAAAACAGGACCCGGAAACCCAGATCACAAAATGGTGCTTCCGAAATCTTGTGAACAAAGGAATCATCCCATCCAGTAGAAGTGGGAGGTGTATTCTTATTAACCAGGATATGCTTCCAGAGTATTTGAGCCGTTGGGCCGAAAACATGGAAAAGGAAGCAGAGGTTATAAGAGAACAGGCAGAAGCAGAAAAAGAACAGGTTCTTCCAAGAGCTTCTGCGGAACAACTGCCGCACAGTGGCAAATATGGACAAATTAGAGCTATATGAGGCAATGAGAGGAGAAGAAAATGCAATCAGAAGCAATTAGGTGCCAGCCCCCAGTGGAGGGCGTTGTAGTCACTCAGGAGGAAGAGGATCAGATTCTGAAGCTGGGCCGGATCATGAGGGAACAGCTGGATCAGAGCCATAAGGATGTGCGGCTGTTCGGCAGGATGTCTACGGCGATGGCGTTCCTGCTGGGCGTAGAATCAGCGGTGCTGTTTTTGATGGCTACCGGAATAATAGCACTGTGAGAGGAGGTGAGGACGATGGACAAGGATGCTTGCGGCACTTGCCATAATAAGAACCGGTGCATAGAACGGAGCAGGTTGTATCCGTGCCTGAGTTACAAGAAGAAAAAGGACCTGCACAGCGGCAACTGTGTTAGGTCCGGAAACTAAAAATCAACACCCTCTATTATGAGGGAGAACCGAGGGAAAATCAAGATGGCAAACCGAAAAAACGATGTTTTTTGCGCAGACAACCAGTATGAGGAAGCCCTGATGCTTATGGGGCGGGTCAATGCGCTGGCTGGAATCATTAAGGCAAGCAGGTATACGATGATCGAATGTGAGACTGTGGCGGCAGTATTGGGGTTCGATTTGGGTGCTGAATGCGACGAGAAGAAGGAGAAAGAATGTACTATAAAGGAATAGGCCCTGAGGCTGGGACGATCGTAGAAGAAGATCAGGCATATCAGTACGCTTTGGAGCGCTGTCTGCATGGGACGTTGGAAGAACAGAAAGAATTTAAGGAAGCACTGGTAGAGTGGTATTATTCCGGGAACTGGGATGAGATAGAGGAGGAAATATGATGGAAAATGTAATGAATATCTATGAAGGTGTGGAAAACAGGCAGGTATCCGGCAGAGGCGTGGGTACTGAGATGATGGTTTCCCGTCAGGCTCAGGAAGTACAGGCGGCAATGGTGATCGCCAAAAAGTTCCCCCGCAATGAGGTTGAAAGTTTCAACCGGATCATGCAGGCCTGCAAGCGCAGGAGCCTTGCAGAACAGGCTATGTATGAATATCCAAGAGGCACCACAAAGGTAACCGGGTCGTCTATCCGTCTGGCAGAGGCCATGGCTCAGAACTGGGGCAACATTGATTTCGGCATCACAGAGCTGGAGCAGAGAAGTGGGGAAAGCCAGGTCATGGCGTATGCCTGGGATTTAGAGACCAATACCCGTCAGACTAAGATCTTTGCAGTGCCCCATGTGCGAAGCACAAAGCAGGGGAATAAGGTACTGACGGATCCGAGGGATATCTATGAGATGATCGCAAACCAGGGCGCAAGGCGGCTCCGTGCGTGTATCCTGGGTGTGATCCCCGGAGATGTGATCGATGCAGCTATCGCCCAGTGCGAGGCAACGCTGACAGACAGTAATGGAGGCGTTCCGCTGGAAGACCTGATCCGTTCATCAACTGCTACTCTTCAGGAAAAGTACGGGATAACCATTCCGATGATCGAGGCTTACATAGGCTGCAATGTCAAGAGCTTTACCATGAATGACCTGATGCGTCTGAAACGGGTGTACAAGTCCCTGGAGGACGGCATGGCAAAGCGGGAGGATTATTTTGATCTGTCAGACCATTCCCAGGATGCAGCACCAGAGGTCAATAACCCATTTGAAAAGGATTCAGGAAAGCCTTCCGGGAAGAAAAAAGCCGAAAAAGCGAAAGAAGCTGAAAAGCCGCAGGCAGAAGCCGGAACTCAGCCGCCGGATGAAATCCCGGAGACCCCGTTCCGGTAGAAGGAGTGAGTGATGGTACTTACAGAGCATAATTATTATGGGAAAGAAGCAAATGAATGCTTCTTCTCCGTTTCCCAGTACAAGGATTTTATGAAGTGCGAGGCCATGGCCATGGCGAAGATCCACGGGGAATATGAGAGACCTGTCACCAGGGCGCTGTTGGTCGGCTCGTTTGTGGACTCCTATTTTGAGGGGACGCTGCCGGAGTTTATGAAAGAGAATCCCGGAATATACACCCGTAAGAATGAGCTTAAAAGCGAGTTCAGAAAAGCCAATGAGATCATTGGACGGGTGAAGTCAGATCCTTTGTTTATGCAGTTCATGGGAGGGGAAAAGCAGGCCATTATGACCTTTGACCTGTTTGGGGTTCCATGGAAGATCAAGATGGACAGCTATCTGCCGGGGGTCTGCATCACAGACCTTAAGGTAGTGGCAAATTTCAAAAGCCTCCCCCTCTGGCGGTATGACCTGCAGGGGGCTGTCTATCAGGCCGGCGTGCTTGCCGTGACGGATGAGCGGCTTCCGTTTTATCTGGCGGCGGCAACCAAGGAGCGTGTGGTTGATCTGGATATATTCCAGATCCCGCAGACCACCTTAAACCTCGCACTGGATGAGATCCGGTATAACATAGACCATTTTGCGGAGGTCAAGGCTGGTCTGGTCCCACCGAAATACTGTGGAAAATGTGATTACTGTAAATCTATAAAAGCGGCTGCCATCCGCAGTTACAATGAACTTTTGGACATATAAGGAGCATGGACATGAAACTGGTAAAAATATTGACAGACCGGGTGCAGATCCGGACGAACCTGGCGGAATTTAAGGATATCCGGATCAATGACCTCATGAAGGTATCGGACGGGAAGGCTGCCCTTGTGACAATGGTTACGGGCCTTACGGATACGGACGGAGAGGAACGCATCGGGGAAGAGGATTTCCTGGCAGAGATTACAGGCGTAAAGAGCATTGACTGCACGATCATCGGAAGCCTTAAGGATGGGAAATTTTTAAAAGCCATCGACACATACCCGACTACCTATGTGCAGATCGAGCAGATCGGGGCGGAAGAGTTCGAGCGAATGATCGCAGGCCCGGAAGGTTCCGGTTTCCGGATCGGGGAGTATGCATCCTATGGCTGCGGGGCCTGGGTGGATGGAAATAAGTTTTTCCAGCGCCACGCCTGTATTGTGGGAAATACCGGCTCCGGTAAATCGGAGACCGTGGCAAAAATCCTGGAAGAGACTGCAAAGCTTCCGGGGGCCAACATAATTGTATTTGATATCCATGGAGAGTACAGCAGCCTTTCCTATGCATCCAATATCCGGATCGGTGAGGAGTTCCACTTCCCGGTATGGATGTTCGGTTTTCAGGATATTGTGGCGAATATTCTTAAAATCCGGGAAGAATCCGCCACCACAGTTATGACAGCGCTCAGGAAAGCCTATTATGCGGTATGCCCGGAAGGGAAAGAGAATAAGCCGGTGTATTTCAGTTACAGGGCACTGATCCAGAAAATGGAGGAGATGGACAGCCAGGTGACAGGGACCGGGGAGTATTACAAAACCGGTGATAAGGCAGGAATGCCCAAAATGGTTAAGGGGGAGTACAATGGCAAGCTTACAGGCACGGTGAACCTCCTGAGGGACCGGATGCTGGACAGCCGTTATGGTTTCCTCTTCCACGGGGAGCCGCAGTCCTACCTTTACGATCTGGCGGAGGCACTTTTAGGAGGGGACAAGCCTGTAAAGAACATAGACCTTTCTGCCGTTCCCCATGATGTGGCGCTGACGATCATCGGAGTGCTGACAAGGCTGGTTTTTGACTTGCAGCGTGAGCAGGATATGGACCATATCCGCCCGGTGACGATCGTATGTGATGAGGCACATGTATATATACCTGATAATTTCCAGCTGACGGCCAGCCAGCGCCGCATGGTGGAGGTGTTTGAGGACATCGCCAAGGAAGGCCGCAAGTTTGGGATCACGCTTTTCCCGGCGACCCAGAGGCCCTCGGAGCTTAACCGGACCATCGTGGCCCAGTGTGCCAACATGATTATCGGCAAGCTTAATAATGACAATGACAAACAGCTCATTAAGGGGATGCTTCCGGACGGGGATGACCAGATCATAGATTCGGTTACGATGTTCAACCCGGGTGAGGTTCTGATCGTTGGGGATGCGGTGCCAATCCCGCTTAAGATTAAGGTGGAGCTTGCAAAGGAGCGCCCGGTATCCCGTACGGTTGATTTCTGGGATGAGTGGAGCCGGGGCCGTGATGTAGATGTGACAGAGCTGGTAGACCGGTATCTGTGAAAGGAGGTGGTTCCTCCAAAAATAAAATATAGTTACATACCTTTTGGTGGGATTTGATATGTCACGGTATTAAATGACCTGAGGTGTTGGCCGGGGCGGCCGGGTTTGTACCTTTTGACCGCCGCCCTTTTTGAAAGGTAATAGCATGGGAAGATCACAGAGAGAGAAAGGCAAGCGCGGGGAGCGTGAGCTGGCAGGGCTTTTGAGGGAGTACGGTTATGACTGCCGCAGGGGCCAGCAGTATTGCGGGGCCTCCGGTGATGCGGACGTGGTAGGGCTCCCGGGTATCCATATAGAGTGCAAGAGGGTAGAGAAGCTGAACCTTCTGGATGCAGTATCACAGGCGGTCAGAGACGCCGCCAAAGGGCTTCTGCCGGCGGTATTCCACAGGAAAGACCGGTGTGAATGGCTGGTGACGATGCGGCTAGAAGACTGGATCCAGATATACAGGGAGTGGGAAGCAGGCAGGGAGATAGACAGCAGGTGAAAACATGAATTACATAGCCATAATCAATTCTTTCTGGGATTCGGCCACGACAAATCCGTTGTCTACAGGGCAGGTGTCGTTATATTTTGCGTTATTGCATGTATGCAACAGAAGCAACTGGACAGAGTGGTTTCAAGCGCCGAATCAAGTGCTGTCAGTACTGACGGGAATGAGCAGGTCAGGAATACTGAAAGCGAGAAATGAATTAAAACAAAGAGGGCTGATTGATTTCCGGGAAAGGGGAACCAAGACGACAGTGTACTGTATCACTATAGCAAATAGTAAGCAAGCTGGTATGCAAGATGGTGTGCAAAACAGTAATCAAAACAGTATGCAAGATGGTGTGCAAAACAGTAGCACATTATATAAACATAAACAAAAACAAAACAATAAGAAAGATACTAACGTATCAAAAGAACCCACCGACCCGTCAAAGGTGAAACATAAGCATGGTGAATACGGTCACGTCCTGTTGACGGACCAGGAGCTTGAAAAACTGACCAGCGAGTACGGAACTTCCCTGACCACAGATGCTGTCCGGTACCTGGATGAGTATGTGGAAATGAAGGGGTACAAACACAAGAGCAGTTACCTGGCTATTAGGAAGTGGGTCATTGACGCAGCAAAACGGGAGAGGAGGGAAAAAGGTGGATGCTTTGGAGAAGATGATAAGCCGGATAAGAACAGAGAGGCAGGAAACTATCTTGAAAATGCCGGGGAAGATTTCACAGGGTTCTGAATGCTCTGAATGTCATGGGACTGGCTGGGTGTACTGGCGCGATGCGGAAGGCATAGAGTATGGACGCCGGTGTGAGTGCGGTCTGGTAGAACGCCAGATCATGGAGCGCAAGCTGTCTTTCGCTAATCTTCCAGAGGCTTTTGCAGACATGGAACTCAATACATTCTGTCTGGACGTGTACCGGAAAGAGGACAGCAGGAAAACGATAAGGCAGGCGTGTTCTGCGGTTAAATATTATCTGGATAATCTGAATGATATGAGATCTGCCGGAATGGGGCTGTACCTGTACTCTGATACAAAAGGGTCAGGTAAAACAAGGATGGCAGCCAGTATCGCAAATGAATTGATAAAAAAATAACAGTTATGCTGCTGAATTGCTTTGCATCCTTCTATGGAATTTCAAGCCTGCCTATGGTAAAATATCAGAAGATGGAAAGAGAAAACGGAGGATGTATGTATACAATAGTAGTTGCAGATGACGAAGAGGAGTTAAGAAGAGCGATTATTCGAAGGATTGACTGGGAGGAAATCGGATTCCAGGTAGTGGGAGAGGCAGAGAATGGAGTGGAGGCTCTGGAACTGGTCAGTGAGAAAGAGCCGGATTTGCTGCTTACAGATATCAGGATGCCGTTTATTTCCGGCGTGGAGCTGGCCAGGCAGGTGAGAGAAATCCGCCCGGCCACGCAGATTGCATTTTTGAGCGGCTTTGACGATTTTTCCTATGCCCAGCAGGCGATCCAGTATAATATTATCAGCTATATGCTGAAGCCTATATCCATGGCAGATTTAACGGAGAACCTGATCCAGATCAAACAGAAGATTGATCATTTATTCTCAGAGTTTGCCCAGAGAAGAAAAAACGAGCTGGGAATTTCAGAATTTTTGCTTCCTCTGCT